TTCAAAAGTATAAGTATCAACATCAGCTACAGTAGCAACAGTAAAATCGGTATCGTTTATAGAAACCCCACCTACGTTAACATTAACCCCACTATATCTAACAACATCTCCTACGGCTAGAGTATGAGCGACATGATCTACTGTTACTGTGGCATCTGTATTGACAGAATCAAAAGCATTTGATAACTGTGTTTCTGTATCTGTGGCTGAAGTACCCTGCTTATCAAATATTTCTATAAATGTAGTACCACTATGCCGTAGGGGTCTATTTATACCGTCTACTAAAACATGAACAGGAGAACCTGTAAAGCTATGGTCTGCTGTTCTAAGTTTACTTACATTAATTACACCTCTACCTGTTGGACCTACGTTACTCCCCCATCCTACTCCAGATACGTGTTTATAAATTGAATAGTTATAACTGTACGAGTAAGTTACTGATGATCCTCCTCCTGATGCAGAAGAAGTACCAGCAGAGGTGAAAGCTACGGTGAAAGAGTTAGTGGCAGCGGTAAGAATTTCCATTTCAACGCTGTTAATAGTTAAACCACCTACTGCTGTAGCACCAGCAAATGTAACAAATGTTCCAACTGCTAACCCATGAGAAGTGTGAGCAATCGTTAGCGTAGTAGATTCATCTGTTACCGTTATAGGGTCAGCACCTAGCGTACCTGTTGCATCTCCAGAGTTTCTCCTTGCGGCAAATACATTATCTTGATGAATCCAAAGGCCAAGAACTTTTCCTAATCCTGGTACAGTGGTATTACTAGAGTCATAAGCAGCAAAACCTGAAATTCTTCTATATCCACCAAACTGGGATACTTCCATATTCAACATACGAATAGCCGCGCCAGGGTTAGTCCCTGCTAGGGAAAGAGCGTCTTCGTTAGTATATAGCCCACCCCGACTTAAAACGGTTACGTCTTTTAAAGCATCGACCATTAACTACTTCCATGAGGAACATTTATCAATCTTCCTACTCGCGTATCCCTTAAATCTGTAAATCTATTTATGAGAATAGTTCTCATGTGATCAATACCCTGGTCAAACTTTTGTTTGGCTATTCCTGCTTGTTGGCTATTGTCTCTAAACATATAAGAATGATACATAGCACCATCTACAACTACGTGCTTAAATTGATCTGGTATAGCCATAGTATCGGTGGATGCAGAAAGATCGTCATTGTACACAAAGTAATTGTAGTTTACCGTATACGCTAAATCTGGAATTGGAGTAAAGCCAGCCTTGTTATCCAGGGTTCTATAAACATAAGTAGGAGTATCTCTGTCTGAGGAACCCGCATTACCATCCCTGGAATAAAATCTTTTTATAAAGGTATCATAATCTATTTGTTTTAATCTGGACGCATCAGCGTTAATAGAATCGTCTTTAGCTATTCTAAAACTATCCCATTCTGCAACTTTAAAATTAGAAGCTAGAGAATACTGAGCAGTACCAGCAACTAGGGTTAACGTCCCAGCCACGTAGTTAAAAGGAAACTCAAATTCCCGTTGAGAGATTTCCTGAATAGAAGCGTTAACAGCATCCTTTACTTGTGCTCTAAAACCAATGACGCTTGAAAAATCGTCGGATGTTACCTCGACTTCATTCAAACGTCGTAAAGTGTCATTAACCAAAGTTATAAACGTGGTTGCCATTAATTATCCAAAAAGTAAAGGGGTGAGGTTTTTACGCCCCACCCCAATAACTACTAGTCAAGCATGTCTCGATCAACTTCATTAGCAGCAAGGCTACCAATGTCGTCAACGTCAGCCAGCCACGCAAAAACGCGCATCTTGCCGGTGAGAGTAGTACCTGTCTGAGCCTGAATAAGAATATCAAGCGTATCAGCAGCAGATCCAACAATAGCACACCCAGGCGCAGCAGGAACAGCATAAGCTCCAGCAGCAGCGGCATCGAAGTCAAACGCATCGACAAACGCATCTGGGTCACCACCGGTTACACCCAAATCAAGGGCGCAATCAGTAGAAGTACCAGTGTGAACAGCGGTACATTCCATGCCAGCAGACAAAATCATCGTGTCGGCAGGGATCGTAAGTGCTTCAATGATATCGGCAGCAGCTAGTGCAGTACCCTTAGCGGTAACAGCAGCAGCAAAGTCGATCTCATTCTGAACGTAGTACGCACTACGTCCGCGAGCGCCGGGATTACGGACGGTCGAAGCAAGAGTAGTAACAGTAGACATTATCTATGCCCTCCCTTAACCGGCAATGTTGTAATGGGCGCGAACTAGAGCTTCAGGACGAAGCACCTTTCGGCCATACAGATGCATACCACGAACGATGTCAGCAAAGCTGTCATTGTCACGATAAGTTTCAACCTTCTCTACCTGAGAAGCAGACGCAACCGCTGAGTCATGACCAGCAACAATCGCACCGTAGTTAGTCGCTGAACCGTTAGTATCAACAGTTGCAGCACCTGTACCTACAGAAGGAAGGTTATTAGACATGTACATGCGGAAACCCCGAATAAGACCATCTAGGACCCGGCCATTACGAAGAATGTCCTTACTGCCACTAGTATAGTCGTTATTGATGAGCTTAGAACTCTCGTCGTTGAGCTGTTCCATGAACACCGGATCAACAACACACCAACGACCATCACGGTCTACATGCTGTTGGTCGAGCATACGAGCCATCCGATTAAGGACTTGAAGCGGAGTAGCTTCACCCGTCGAACCATCAGGATGAGTAGCGATGGAGTCAGTAGAAGCACCACCCGAAACGAAGCTGTCACGGGCAATTAGCATAGTAGCCAAAAGACCGTTAGCAGCAGCGGTTGAAACCGGATCAGTGCCAGCCTTGTCACCAGCAACCCTAACTGTGTTAGGGGAGCCGTGCATGGCAGACTGTTTGAAGCCCGTCAGGTAACCCAGAATATCCTGGTCAAACTGATCACGAAGGCGATAACCCGCACGGTCAGTTGCCATTGATTCAAAGTTCACATGAGAGTGAGCTTCCTCAATGTCATCAATCTTAAAGGCAAAGTAGTTAGCCTTATCGACAACAAGCGTAAAGTCTTCGTCATCGAGATCCTGTGGAGTAACAGTGGTTCCACGGGAATACTCTTTAACGGTGATCTCTGGTTCTTTAATAATACGAACAGTATCACCAAAGTTAGCAATCTCACCAAAGTAGTCATTATTGGTGATATCCTCGCAAATACTGGTTTTACGAAATGCCGCCTGAACCTTCTTACTGTAAATTACAGGTGAGAAGTTGCCGTTAGGCAGGTTTCCGTAACCACCGGCAGTTGAAAAAGCCATTGGTTATCTCCCTATGTTGGCTATAATAATAAGTTCAGGGGCGTTGTTTCTCAGGTATCCTTGCGGGGGCTGAGTACAAACGGTCTACCTTTTACTTATAAAAGTAAAAACTATCTGGTATCCATAAACCAGGGGCAGATCAGTTTTTTAGTGAAGTTGTAAGTATAACATACTGATATTTAGATGTCAAGCAAAAATTAAGTTACCTAGCACCTCCTGTTTCGTCATACAAAAAGTTTCCTGATGTTATTGCTTCATTTATTTCGTCTGAATGTTTATCCCACTGAGCACCAGAAAGTTTACGAACTTTAGATTCGGACCATTTAGCTTTTCTTTCCCCAGAGGGTTCATCCTGACGCCTTGAAGAATTTACAAGGGTTGCTGCATCCTTAGCTGTATTCTTTCTTGGCTTACTTGTTTTAATTCCTGTCTCTAATTTATAAAGATCAATGGCTTTACTAGCAGCCACAGGGTCATCGTCGTTTTCATATAAAGCCGTCTGGATCATACTAGGTTGTTGTGCTGCCCATTCATGAAAACTGGAATCTGCTCTGATCTCATCAAAATCAGGATGAAGTTTTGATAATTCTGTTTCAGCTTTGTCTCGCTTAACCTGTTGCTGAACTTCTGCCAATTCCGATAACTTACGCTGAATATCTTCGTGAGTTTGAGTAGCTTTCTTAGCAGCGATAGTTTCTACTACCTTGGCTACATCTGGGTACTTATTACTCCATTCATCAATCTCTTCATCAGTCTTGGGTAGTCGCACCTGAGTTTTAGTAAGACTCTCTAACTGATCTCTTACCTGAGTTAACTCTGATTTGTACTCATCCTCTTTACGTTGTAAGTGCCTACGAAGATCCCCATACCTTTTCTTAAAAGTTTTTTCTTCTGCATGGGCTGGTTCCTCCTCCTCTGGTTCTTCTTTTACCCCCAATCGTTTACTTTCTAGTTCTTTAATCTCGTTTTCTTCTTCTTCAGCAGATTGTCGCGAATACCGCATAGTTGCAGTTTTTACCATTATTTTTCTCCTTCATAGGGGCCATTAGTAGCTTTACAGAATGTAAAGGGTAACAGGTAGCCCGTCGTATAAATTTAGCTATCTATACCTTCTGAATCTGTCCAATTATAAGGTTCAGGGACTAGGTATCTCATAAGGGAGTTCATTTTTTTTGCTCCACTAGCTGTAACAGAATCTCTAGGATCAAAATCAAACTTCTTTTGTGTAGCAGCAGCATATCCGTCACCAATATGGCCTTCTACGAATGCTCCTCTAAAGAAAGGTGCGCGAGTTTTTTGATTAAAGTCGTAAGAGGATTCAGGTCCAAAACCAGATTTAGGCTCCCATGAATTATTAGATAAGGCATACGAAAAAGGATCTACCACGCCAGTTAGAAATCCTTCAACTGTTTGCCCTTCCCTTAAATCAGATTCTTTAACACCCTCCTTCATTATTCTTTGACCGTTAGCATAAGAGTCTAAAAATTCTATAAATCGTGAATTATTAAGATATGTAGTATTATGTAAAAGTTCAGTGTGACCGTTTGCATAGTTTTGCAAAACATCATTTATTTCGTGGTTTTCTCCTTCTCTGTCTATTCCAAAATGACTCATTGCTATGGTAAGAGCAAAGTTTTGGTCAGGGTTATTAAAATCAATATAGGTTCCTAATTCTTTCCTGCTTGCTAACTCCTCGCCTGTTAACAAAGGATTGTCTTCTATATACTTTCTTTGCTGTAAATTATATTCAGACTCACTCATTCCTTTGGGAAGTAACCCTGCGCCAAATACATTTCGTTGAAAAGTTTCATAATCTACTGAGTTCAATGAAGGATCAGCAGCAGGGGCAGACATAATACCAGTATTATCTGGAGCAGGATCTGCCTCTCCAGAAACGGGCATGTCCACTACTTCCTCAACACCTCCACCTTCTTCAAGGTACA